TTTAATGATTTCAAAAATACGTCCCTGGCTATTTACTTTTTCTGTCATGGTTATGTTCCCCTCCGTTCTTTGTCTCCATAACACCTTGTTTCTTTTGAGCAGTTTCCCAATCAGTTATGAACTCCGCCCGGCTGATTCTTTTTTTAATAAAACGGCGTATGGCGATATAAAAATATTTATATTCCATGACAGCCTCCTATAACGCCGCTACATCAAGAGGAATGTTTTGATATTCCCCGCTGGCGTCGCGCTCGTATACGCGAAGGTACTGCTTGGTTCCGGTAATCTGGACGCTCTCTGTAATCGCCGTCATCGCTTTCTGCCAATCGGGATCGGTGATATCAAGGCGGCGCAGGCCGAGAACGCGGGCTGTTGAAATTTTTCCCTGCTTGTCTACCTGAAAAGCGTCATTAACAAGAACGCGGATTTCCTGACGCGCGCCAGTGCTCCATTTTTTTAAACACTTGCCGATTAATTCGCGGGCAACTTGCAGACGTTCATCAAATGTGATGTTGTCATTCATCGCGACAACCAGCTTGAATTGGCCGTCATAAGTTGTCAGGGTGATGTTGCCTTTTTTACCGCCCCACTTAACGCCGTACTGCGCCGCGGATAATTCTGCGAACGCCATAATGTCAGCGCGGATTTTATTTTTAAATTCGATTAGAACGTCTTTCATTTTCAACGCTTCGGCGGCGACTTTACGCACTGTCGCGTCACGTTTTTTATCGATGTCTTTTATCAGGTTCACAGGAACTTCCCGTCCCTGCGAGTCGGTCATAAATTCATTTTTTGCTTTAGCCATAAAACCCTCCTATTTATCCCCTGCGATTTTATTCCATGCTTGTATCGCATAATTTCGATTTAAATGCTTGCTTGTTTCTTTTTGGCAAGCATTACACCTAACGAACCAAACTTTTTCGGTTCTTGGATCGTGCCGTTGAATAATGTCGCAACTAAACGCCACTGCGTTACATCCACATTCTTTTACTTTCATACCGCCACCTTTCCGCGGCTGGCGGCGATCAGTTTTTCAAAAGATTCGTACCCAAGAACATCAGCTAAAGCCTTTTTGACTTTCTCTGAATTCTTGCGACCTTTTAAAAACTGTGTTACCATTTGATTAGTCACGTTCGCTTTTTGAGCGACCGGGATAAGTGTTAAGTTGCGGAGTTTCAATTGATAATGAATCCAGCAACCCGTTTGCGGAGTCAGGGTTATACCCATAGACTTCCTTACTGCGCGGCTTAGTTTCCGTGCCATAATTAGCTCCTTCCCCCGTAATGGGGATGGTTGGATTTGGGATTGAGGGGAGGGGTTGAATCTACCCTCAATCTTTTTTTGACAGTCAAAGTTACGTTATTAACTGTCAATTATTTATATAACGAATATTCGTTCAAAGTCAAGCGAAAATTCGTTGAAAAATAGGAAAAGATGGATTTATCGAAATATTTTACAGATTTTCGTAAAACAAGTGGAATGACTCAGCGAGAATTCGCAGAAAAGCTTGGTATTCCTCAAACAACATGGTCAGGGTATGAAAGTGGAAAATTCTCTCCACCCCTGAAAGTACTTTTAGCTTTAAGAGAAAATGGTTACATAATTAAAGGAGTTAATACTGGTGTACTTGAAGATAAGGCAACAAATGGTGAAATTAGCCCATCGGAATTAAATGAACGAGTGCAAATAGCAAATTCTTTGGCTGAATATACATTACCTGATACTCCAATTGATGCAAATTGGGGAAAAACTGTAGAGGGAGTATATAAATGGTATAAATCTCCTAATGGTCGTATTATTAAAGATTTAGAAAAATTGATTTTTAATACTATAGCTACTCAAATTAGAGTATCTGATCTTGAATCCCGTCTTTCAGAAGTTGAAAAGTGTTTATGCAAAACATCGGAACAAGAAAGCGAATACCCTGTAAAAACTGATGGTAAGGAGAGTTATACCTCCGATCCTGAACCCGAATATGGGCATGTGCTATATGCTGAAAATGTCGCTGCCGGAATACCAATTGGACAATCTGAGGATCAAAGCTTGTTGGTAGATGTACCGCTGAGATATATCAAGACCAAGCCAGATGATTATTATGTTCTGCAAGTGCGTGGAAATTCGATGATAGATGCACGTATCCCTGACGGCTCATTAGCGCTTATCCATAAATCAGATGTGCCCAGACATGAAGCAATACAAGTGGTGAGGGTTGATGGGAGAGCAACACTCAAATTATTAAAAAAAAACAAAGATCAAAGTTGGACTTTATGTTTTGAGGATGGGAGCGGACGTACAATTCCTCTTGGCGAAGAAAACATGGTTCAAGGTGATTTCGTAGCGGTATTACCGCCGCACACTAAGCCACGAATGAGGAATGATGATTAATTAAAATCGGGCGTGTTCATTGCGCGATAAAAATATAGGGTAAGAGGATTGCATAACAAGGGGGATAAAATGGCAAAAAATACTAAAAGCCCAATTATCACAGAAGGCAAGTTTTTAGTTATAAGATCATCAGAACTTGACGAATTTATGACAAAAAACTATTTTTCTGATGTAGAAAAAAACAAGGTTAGAAAAATACAGCAAAGATTTTCTGACGCCTATGTAATTTTTTATTTTTTTAAACTGTTCGATAGGTAATTATACTGTTGATTCATTTATGCCGATGTATGATAATGACAACTTTGAAAATGCTCCGGATTGCAAGACTATTGATGGCGTGCTTTGCATTACGCCGTGTATAATAGATTTGGTAATAACTAAATGGCGAACAGATGATGTAGAGAAATTTCTTATACCTGCGACAAGAAGCACGCATTGGCAAAGGAAATTCGGATTTGCTCTACAGGAGGAAAATATGCCTAACTATGAAATAGATATCAGTCCCGCCATAGGCGTACCGGTAAAACAGGTACATATTGATTTTATGATGACACAGCTTAACGCTTATATTAAGAAGGCAGAAAAACGCCCAGAGTTCAAACACTATGTTCATGATCTTGTAAGGGAAATAGAAATGATGCGCAGAGAGCTTGATGTGCAAACAGGCTTTACTAAAGCTCAAATTGATACTCATTACATGGCTGTAGCGCTTCCTGAAATAAACGGGAAAGTATCGCTTGAATTTGACGGGAATTATTTATCAAAATTTTGGGATTTTATAACAACTTGTATAAACCAAATATTACCTGGCAGCGGAAAGGATGCTGTTATGGCTCCTGTAGCTTTTGCATATAGCAGTACTATGCTTTTATTGGACATTGTACCGGCCAATAAAGAAGTCCTGCCAAAACACGAAAAGAAAGTTGAAGAGAATGTAGAAAAGGTAAAAGAAACAGTTAGAAACATAGTCAGCGCTTCCAGTGTGCTTGTTGGAAAAGGCGAATATGATGAAAAATTGGATAAATTCCTGGAAGAAACTAAAATTGAACCTCAAAAAGCCTCTATCATTGTAGACAAACTTGGGAAAGTATTTCCAGCTTCAAATTCAAAATACAGCTCTGTAAAAATAATTGTTCCCGGAAAAAAAGAAACATCAGTTACACTGGAAAAATCAAAATACCTGTCATTTGTCGGACTTAACGCGCAATTAAAAGAGCAAATTAAAGTACCTCCGAAGACAGAACTCGAAGGATTTCTTGGAGCGATAACGGTATGGGATCAGAACAATCCAAAATTTATGATAAAGACAATTGATAAAAAAAGACCAACGATACATTATTCTCATTCAACCTATAATGACAAGATGGTATCATCATCAATAGGAAAATTTGTAAAAATACGAGTTGATTATGACGGAAAAAACACGTATCTAGTAGATTGGTTATAATAAAATCATTTAACGTAGAACTTTGTGATGAAAAACTAATTGAAAAAAGTTTAAGGTTAGGAATAAGAAAACAACTCCATCTGCAAAGCCGTTTCATCATGTGAAAACCTGCGCGGACAAGATATCGGTTTTGGAATTACTTTCTTGATTTGATCAATAATCGATTCGACAAATATTTTTTCATAAAGGCTGTTATTCTGATCGACTACCTTAAAAGCGTAACGGCGATGGCGCCGCGCCATGCGCAAAATTGTGTCAGGGTACATATTAACCGCGTCAGGATAGACTTTAACAACATCGTCTTTTAATTCATTGCCATAAAACTGATGCCCAGCAGGGTAATCGTCGATCACATAACGCACAGCCGCGCTCATAGATGTGAATTTTTCTTTATCGGAAAACTCAGTCAAGTTTTCTTACCTTCCGTTATTTTAAGCGGGCAGTCAGGATGACGGGTATTGGTGTTAAGATAATCGCTGACTTCCATGTAAAGGCTTTTCTCTCCATGACAAATAGCTCCTGCATAACCTTCATGGTCATCATAATCTAACGCTTCGTTGTAACCTCGCAATTGACATACACCACACGATTCCGGCGTTTCAATTTCTATTATTGCTTTATTCATACTCCCTCTTTTTAAATAAAAAAAGGGACGGATAAACCGCCCCTTCTACTCAAATCCATCTAAACCGGGGCAATTAATTTCACGTTTACCCGGTTTATAGTTCCATTAGTCTGTGAACCGCCATAACCAGTACCGGACGGATTAATAAAGACATCAATCTTTCCGATCATGATTTCCTGATAAACAGAACATAGATAGGAATGGTATAAGACCGCCGCTGACGGATACGCCTGTACTCCTATAAATTCCGCGTTATCAAGAGGCTGTTCCAAAGATACATGGAATAAAACTGGTTCAAATCCAGCGCCTTCGTTTGCTGAAACTCCTATGAGAGCTACTACGCAAATAATGGCAAGAAAAAAAACTCGTTTCATTTTTACCTCCATAATAAATTTGGCGATCAATTGTCCGATCGCCTGGACTTCATATCATTTTGGAGATGATAATAAAATATATATTAGCGTAGTATCAGAACTCCATTAACCAGAATTAATGTAAATCAAACTCCGCGAATTTTAATGTTCTATAAATAATTGAATCCGGTTTTGGTGAGGATCATCCACATATTTGTTTTATCATTAAGCCAGTACTCGCCAATTTGCGCCTGTCTGTCTGACTTAGCTATCTTCGCTCCGGAAGGCGGAGCTTTACCCATTACTCTGTTTTCTTTTAGTGTAAGCCAGCCGAGAATATTCCAGTAATTATAGGTGCGTTTCTTTAAGCCTTGAGAATCGCCGAGTTTTACATTCTTTGTAGAATTATTAAAACCGTCCTGCTCAAGCACCACTAAGCCTGATTGTGACGCGCTGTCGCATATAGCGACATGACCGAACGAGTTATCTTTAGTGGTTCCCCAGATAACGAACGCTCCCCGCGGGGTTATTAAACCTTCCTGATACTTAATCGCGTAGTAGAATTTCTTTTGAACAGGGCGCGATTCATGCTTAGTGAAAAAGTCAACAGCGCCGATTATGCCTTCAATGCCTTTAATGCCTTGAACATCAAGCGCGTACTGCCCGACTACATCCGCGCACTGCGCTCCGTACACTCCGTCAAAATCAACCTTTTTATTAAGGTTAAAACTTACCCAATCATCATGCGTAATCATAACGACCCCCTAATTATTTTTATTTTCTTTTAATTCATTTATTCTTGAAAGCATGGAGGAAACTTTAGCTTCTAGGTTTGCGTTTACTTTTATTTCAGTTCGTTCTATTGCTTTGTCAATAGCAACACCAAACATAAAGATAATAGTAACAATAGCGGATACAATTATAATAAGACCTTTTATATTATCTGGTAATTTTGAAAATAATAAAACGATGAATTGTAAAATCATATAAACAAACCATGCGATGAATTTATTATCAGCTCTTCCTATCCAAAAATGTGACCATGACCATTTCTTTTTCGTGCAAGTTTTTTGATAATCGCAATTCTCGTATTCACATAACTTAGGATTGCCGTTAGCCGATTGCCATATTAGGAACTGCTTATATTCATCTGACTGTTTATCTTGAATATTTTCATATGGTTTCATTAACGTAACCCATCCTCTATTTTTTTTACGCAGTTTCGAAAGTGTTTATCACCTTCGCCGTATTTATATTTATTGTGACTTAATTCGCTGTTCCATGTTTTTATTCCATTTTCTTTCATAATTTTTATTTTAGTAGCGTCGACTGTGTTTCCGTTAACGCCTTTCCGCCATAAGTCAAACACAATTCTAAGCCAATCGGTTAACGCTAAGTCGCCGCCTGTCGCCGCGAGCCCAGCGTTTATAGTCGCTCTTTCAATTTGTACATTCATTAATTTTAACGTTTCTGATATCGCGTCAACGCTTACTTGAATCGCTTGAACACTTGATTTAACGCAGTCATTGCAGATTTCATTAATGATGTTCGCGTTTCTATCATTCTCGCTCTGTTTATTATGCCGCTTTTCATTTTCAGGCACATCGTCAGTTTCAAAAATTGATTTACTTTTTTTAAACCAATCTTTTATCCATTCAGGTTTTTTTACAGCTAGCGCTATGAGCAGAATTAGCCCCATAAAACATAACAGCGAAAAAACAAACAGAATTAAAACCCAAGGTTGATCCGCGAGTGATGAAAACGCTTTAGCTTTTTGTTCAATTATGGCGTCCATTAAATCCCCTCCTTAAAGAGATTGATTTAAAATATACAAAAACGATAAATCAAACAGCATTAACCAAAATTAATGTAAAACGACTTTACTAATCAGTATAGTTTTAATGACATTAAAAAGCGGAAGAGGAAAGAATGTGGCTGTTAACAAGAAAAAAATTATTTTTCACATTATCGCTGTTTTGTTTGTTTTTTCAGCCGGTTTTTTCACAAGAAGTTTATTTGACAGACAACGAGTTTCGGGAACTGATGAGCATTATAAGAACATCCAGAGCGAACTCCGAAGAGCAGAAGAATCTAATAATGAGCTTGAAACATACATTAGCGGCGCAGGAAGCGCGGTTACTTCAGTCATTGAACACTCTGGAGCTATCAGAAGCGGAATTGTCGCGAGCATTGAACATTCTGGAATTATCGCGGATGGAATTGACGGAATTGAGAAACTCACTGTCGAGAATACGGACTTACTCGGACGAGCTGAACGAATACTGCTTGAGGCTGGAGCAAGAGAACAAAAGCCTAAAGAGTAAAAACAAAGGGTTAAAAATCGGGATCGGCGCTTCTTCCGGCATTGCCGGAATTTTGTTGATCGCGCTATTGATTTTATTTATTTAAAAACATTAATTTCCGTTATCTGAAATATGAAAACGGTTTATATAAATGTAGGCTTAATAGGAGTAGATTATGGAGATAACAAAATTTATTTTAACAGCCGTTGGCACGTTTTTATCGGTTTTTGGTTTGTCATTAATAATTTTCCAGTACTGGAAAAAGAAACAGGAAGAAAAGTTTACCAGTTTCAAAACAGGCATTGAAACATCCGTACAGAAAGAAACCCATGATCGGAATGAAGCGCTTAAGCGTATAGACAACCGCATTGAATTCCTTGAACGGAGCGTGGTGCACGGTTTTGAAAACCGTTTAAGCGTTATCGAAGGCGAACTGCGCGGGATTAAGCCGATTTTACTGGCGATACAGAACTGGTTTATTAACAACACGCCGACAGGTAAATAATAATGGCGCACATATTTTTACCGCTAAGGCGGATAATTATTTTACAGGGCATTGAAAAATCTCCCGGGCGCGAGCTGTCAAACGAGATGCTTCAGCGGCTTTTAAAAGAACAATGTCATCATTGTTCAATCGCTGAAGTTAACGAACAGATAAACTGGCTGGAAAACCGGGGTTATATAAAAGCGGAACGTCTTGGGGATTCAGGTTTTATTAACACGCGTATTACACGCCCTGGTATTGATGTAGCGCTTGGCAATACACGCGCCGAAAGCATTGAACCGCCGCCGGAGGTATAAAATGGGACAGAAAAGCGCTGTCGATAAACTGCCGAAAAAACTCCGCAACAAACTCATTGAAATGCTTAATGATCCCGCGGTAACGCAGGCGGAAATTGTAGACGCGATTAACGCTGAAGCCGGAGAGCCGCTTATTTCTAAATCTTCTATGAATCGTTACGCGCAAAAAATGAAACATTTCGCGGAGAAAAACCGTCAGGCTAAGGAAATCGCGGACGCTTACATCGACAAGTACGGCAGTGAAAACAGGCAGACGCTCGGCAAAGTTATCAACGAGCAAATGCGCGTGGCGATATTCGACCTCATGGGCGAGTTTGACGAAATCCGCGCCGACGGCGAAACAAAAGCTGTGGAAGCCGCCGATATGCTCTACAAAATATCACGCGGTTTAAAAGAGCTTGAACAGGCTGAAAAACTGAACGCTGAACGCACAGAAAAAGTCCGCAAAGAAGCGTTAGCTGACGCCGCGGAGATTGTTGAAAAAGAAGCGAAGTCAGCAGGGCTTGACGCGTCCGCTGTGGATATCATCAGACGAAAAATTCTTGGGATATAATCATGACTGAAGAAGTACTCCTTCCTTATCAGAAAGCATGGATAGAAGACGAGTCGAAGGTAAAAGTCTGGGAAAAATCCAGACGTATCGGCGCGTCTTATGTCGAAGCTCTCGCTTCCGTTCTTGAAGCCGCAAAGTCAAAAGAAGCGGGCGGGCAATCCTCCTATTACCTTTCATACTCTAAAGAAATGACACAGCAGTTCGCGAGGGACTGCGCGTTCTGGGCAAAACACATTCACGCCGCCGCTGAAGAGCTTGAGGAAGTCGTATTAAAAGACGAAGACAAGGATATAACCGTTTATAGAATCCGCTTCGCCTCCGGTTTTGAAATTTGGTGTCTCCCCTCTGTGGCGCGTTCGCTTAGATCCAAACAAGGGCGTGTAATTATTGACGAAGCCGCGTTTGTTGAGGATTTGGGCGGACTGTTAAAAGCCGCGATGGCTCTTTTAATGTGGGGAGGCTGCGTCAGGATTTTATCGACACATAACGGCGATGATAATCCGTTTAACGAACTTATCAAAGAAATAAGGGAAGGAAAAAAAGATTATTCTCTTTACCACACTACATTTGATGAAGCTCTAGCGCAAGGTCTTTATAAACGGATTTGCCTGGTTCAAAAAAAAGAATGGTCGCCTGAAGCGCAGGAAGCCTGGCGTAAAAAGATAATCGATGATTACGGCGAAGACGCTGATGAGGAATTATTCTGCATCCCAGTCCGCGCAGGAACTCGTTATTTTCCGTCAGCGCTGCTGGAATCAGTTTCCGATCCTAACACGAAAGTCCTGCGTAAAATATGCGATGACAGTTTTACTTTTGAGAAAAAAGAAAAGCGCGTTAAAGAGTTTAACACATGGCTTAAAAACGAAGTCCGCGATACTTTGCTGCTTCATACAAACCCTGTGTATCTAGGAGAGGACTTCGCGCGTTCCGGAGACCTTACTTGTATTTTCCTTGACGAGCTTATGCCTGACGGAAAGCAGTTTACTTTTCTTGTAATTGAATTGCGCAATGTGCCGTTTGATCAGCAGTGGCAGGTTATTTTGTATTTGATGAATACTGTACCGAACTTCGGCGGCGGCGCGTTTGATTCCCGCGGCAATGGGCAGATGATCGCGGAATACGCCGCGCAGGAATGGCCGGGTTATGTGCAACAAGTGATGATAACAATGGCTTGGTACGCGGCTAACTTTCCAAAACTAAAAGAGCGCATGGAGGATTCCGCGACAACCATTCCCGATGACGCGCGCATTCGCGAAGATTTCCGAATGGTAGGAATAAAAGCAGGCGTTCCATGCGTGCTTGAGCGTTCCGGCGGACACCGCGAACGGCGTCACGGTGACAGCGCGATAGCGAAGCTCATGGCAACTTACGCCGTAAACGCTGATGAAAATAAAGGTTATCAGCCGATGACATACGAAAAAATAGAAACTCCAAACCGTTTCAAAACAGGAGGTAATGATTCATGGGAATAATACAGGATTTATGGCAAAGGTTTAATAAAATAAACGAAACTGAAAAATCCGGCACAGATGAACAGGCAAGCGCTGTACAATATACAAACCGCCATCCCTGGAGTGATTTCTCAATACTTAATAAATTAACACCTGATCGGCTCGCGGCGATTCTTTCTGATGTCAGACGCGGTGAATGTCCCTCTGAATATCTTGAACTTTCGCAGGATATTGAATTACGGGATTTACATTATCGTTCCGTTCTTTCAACACGCAAAGACGCTATTACAGGGCTTGATATAAAAGTAATCCCCGCGAACGATGATGAGAAAAATAAAGAACTCGCTGACGCGGTAGAGCGTGATATTGTAAAAAACCACTGCGCGAAACTGCGTTCTTTAATACGCGATATGCTTGACGCGCTCGCTAAAGGGTTTTCTGTTAATGAAATAATTTGGGACACAAGCGGCATTCCGTGGAAACCAAAAAAATACAAGTTCCGCGATCCGCGCTGGTTTCAATATGATCGGGAAACAGGCGACACGCTTATGTTACGCGCTCCATACGGAAACAATCTTGAGCCGCTTAAACCGTTTCAATTTGTTGTGCATGAGCCGCATTTAATCAGCGGAAAACAAATAACGGCAGGGCTCGCGCTTCCCGCGCTTTTTTACTGGATGCTTAAAACGTATAACGTTACGAGCTGGGCAGCTTTCATTGATCGTTACGGCTATCCGATCCGCATTGGTAAATACGGAAAAAAATTTACAGAGGAGGATCGCGTTACTCTAAAACGCGCGGTCGCCGCTATAGGCCAGGACTTCGGAGCGATCATTCCTGAAAGCGCGCAGCTTGAAATAATCGAATCCAAGAGCACAGGCGAAAAGTCGAATGTATACAACAATATGGCTAACTGGATCGACAAGCAAATAAGCAAACTTGTTTTAGGTCAAACCATGACAACTGATGAAGGCTCAAGCAGATCGCAAAGTGAAACGCACGATAAAGTCCGCGGAGATGTCGCGGACAGCGATATTCAACAGGTTGTCGATACTCTGAACTCCGCGCTGACAGTGCCATATATCGATCTCAATTTCGGTAAACAAAGCGAATACCCGAGAATAGACATCTTCAAGCCCGATGAAAAGAACATCGAACAGATTATTTCCGCGATAGAAAAATTAGGGCCGCAAGGTTTAAAAGTCAAAGCCGATGAAATACGCTCACTCGTCGGACTATCCAATCCTGAAGAAGGTGATGATGTAATAGGCGGTAAAGCTCCAGTCGAGAATAATACTCCTGATTTCTCCGGCATGTTAAATACTGAAAGTAAAATTTCTCTTAATAACGCGGAAAATTCATCAGCTAACGATAGTGTTGATGATCTGGCTGCGGATAACATAAACGGTTACATCGCTGTATCAGATGAAATCGCGAACGTAATTGAAAAAGCCGCTGACGCGTCCGCTGACTTTGAGAGTTTTCAGAAAGAACTTACAAAACTGGTTACTGGCTGGAAACCTGATAAAATCGCCGAATGTATAGCTGTAGCGACATTCAAAGCTCGGGCGTTAGGAAGCGCGGAGTTTGAGGGGTGAAGATTATATGAAATATCTACCTACAATCATTTTAGGAATATTAACTTTATTTTTTGGCATTAATGCAATGGTTCTTGAGTTAAAAGGAATAAGTCCTCTTGATCAATTATTTTGGTGTATGCTTTTTGGTTTATTTACATATTGGTCAAGAACATTTCCCTTGTCAAAAAAAATAATAAGATTTATCAAAAAATATCTGAAAGCAGACAATAAAAAAGCAAAAAAATTATTTGATTATTTCAAAATTGAAAAAACAGGGAATGAAACTCTAGTATTAGGTGATTTTAAAGATAAAGATTTTTGTCATTGGTTACAATTTATACATGATATTATTCAAAAATCTATGAACGAAAAATTCTTCGATAGCAAAAAGATAGAAAATTATATAAACATTACTTTTTACATTGGTGGTCAAAGAGTAGATATATCAATTGTTAAAGACGGTTGTAAAAGCCCACATGAGTTATTACAGGAAAAAGAATAGTGCGAATCTTTTCTGTAACTGAACACATAAACAACTTGAATAACGCAATAGACAAGCATGTTGAATTCATCCATAACGTAAAAAGAATGAGGGAATTACAAAATCTTATTACAAAAGACGAGCCGCATTTGAAACTCGGTAGCGGAATGATACAGTTACAAGGCGAATTACAGACTGTTGAAAAACTGGTAGATGATTTTATTATAGAGAGGATAAAAAATTATGGCTGACTTCATTCCAAAAGCCGCGTTGGATTATATCAAAAATAAAATTCTCAAAGTCGGTTTCAGTTATAAAGACGTATGGAATGAAGAACACGCCACTTCATTCACTGTCGCCAAAGCGATGCAAATTGATGTTCTTTCCGATTTTCATGAAGCGGTAAAACAGGCTGTCGGAAACGGACAGTCTTTTGAGACCTTTAAGAAAAACATCAAACCGACACTACAACAAAAAGGCTGGTGGGGACGCAAGGAAATGATTGATCCCTTAACAGGTCATACAGTTAACGCGCAGCTTGGAAGTGACCGCAGGCTAAAAACTATCTACAATGTCAATATGCGTTCGGCGTATCAAAAAGGACAGTATGATCGAACAATGGCAAGCGACTTGCATCCTTATTTGATGTACCATATTGGCCCCAGCATTAAACATCGAGAGGAACACGCAGTTTGGAATGGTCTTATTTTACCGAAAGATGATCCGTTTTGGGATTCTCATTTTCCTCCCAACGGATGGGGTTGTAAATGTTACACGCGCGCAGTTTCTGAAGCGCGAAAGAAAAAATATGAGAATGAAGGGATAACTGTTCCTCCAAGAGCTGATGGCACTGGCGGTGGGAAACTGGCAGTTAAAACTGTAGCGCCGCCAGACACATACCGAACTTTTTTCAATGAACGAAAAGGAACTTTTGAGCGTATTCCTAACGGAGTAAGTCCGGGAATTAACTGGAATCAAGGTAGTATAAACCGCAGTACCGCGGGGCTTGAACATCTGGTTCAAAAAACACGCGATAAAGTTCCTGAACAATTTGACAGTATAATTAATTCAATATTAAAAAGCCAAGTAAATAAAAACGATTTCTATGGCTTTATAGAAGACGCACTTGGAAAAAAAGAAGATCATCAACACACAGCGGCGGTCGGTTTACTTGATAGTAGAATTACAAAATTTCTAATAGGAAAAAAAATTGATTTATCAAAATATCCAATCATCATGTTGGAATCAAAACTGGTCAATGGAAAAAAATATACAGGTAAACATACCCGCATGGGAAACGCGCCCAGTAAGAATGACTGGTATAATTTAATTGACTGGTTAATGGACGCGCCTATATTTTGGGACGGAACAGGTCTGATTTATCTTGCGAAGGTTTCTGAAAGTCAGTATATGAAAATTGCTGTTGATATCAGTTTAAAAACAAAATCCCATAGAGGAGTAAGACTTGCATTGCCGAAAATTGATACGATGTATTTGCTTGACATATCCGCTGAAAGCACAATTGGCAGCAATGAATTTAACAGAATTAAAGAATTAGAAAAAATAAGGTAGGAGAGCCTTGAGCACCAACTTCCTTTCGTTACCGTCCGGCGGTTTTATAGCTTCCCAGTCGAAACCTTGCTACACCGTCTCAAGACTTCCTGCCTTTTAAAATATTAAATCTTGTTTGGATAAGAGTCAATTTCAAATCAATTTTTTCATAAAATACCGCGGCGCTTTTTATTACACTATATGCAATTGCTTTACAATTACTATTCCGATAAATCCCGCTAAATTCCCTAAATTCCCGTCTATTCTCTGCTATTCCAAAATCTATTCTTTGCTATATTCAGCGTGGTCTGCGTTGCGATATGGTATTTGATACATATATCCATGTTAACGGGCAGTATTTGGGCAAAAAATATGTTGACCATACAAAAACTAAAGATGACC